CCTGCGGGTCGATGTACGTGCCTTCGGCCTTGGCGACGGTGACTCGTTTCGCCGCCCAATTTTCCGCGTCTACCTTCCGTTTGAATCCACGCTTGTCGGTCTGGGTTCCGTCCGGCTTGCGATACCTCACACGGTATCTGGTTTCGCCTTTGCTGGTCTTGTATCTGGTGACGTTCGCCATTGGTCAGTCCTCCCCCATCTTAGAATTAAAGGCATGGGAGCTATTCAGGATGAGCCGAAGATGGTCGGGGCCGGTCTCACGCCGACTACTGTAGCCAATAGCATTCTGCGCCGGGCATTCGGCACAGATGAGCACGTCACCCCCATGAAACTTCAGAAGCTCTTGTTTTTCGTCACGTGCCTGTATCAGAGGTACACTGGTCGGCGATTGCTTACCGAATCGTTCCAGCCATGGCAGTATGGGCCCGTTTGCCGCAGCGTCTACGACGAGTTCAAAGGATTCGGCGGCAAGCCGATTAATCGGTATGCTCAGGATGCTTTGGGGAAGGTCACTGCTGTGGACGAATCCAGCAGTCCTTCCCTGCGCAAAGCCCTGAACCTCGTCTGGGAGAATATGGGAGACTTGTCCGCCGTCAAGCTTTCCCGCGTCACGCATCGCCCTAATTCCGCATGGTCTCAGGCTGTGGCCGGGCATAAGACGTTCATCAGCAATCGTGCCATGGCGGGCGATCACACTTTTGATAATTTGCTGGGGATGTGACCGATGCCTGAGGACAATGAGAATGCATCCATCCCCGATGACGCGGAAGAGGATATTCCCTTTCCCGGAGGGCCTTCTTCCGAGGATGTCTCTGAAAGCGATGGCGATGGCCACAAGACCGTTGAGAACACGCCAAAAACTCAAGGAATAGATCCAGAGAAGCAGCACAATTGGTGGACTGAGAATCTGAAGAACATCGCCGCTCTTGCCATAGTGGCTTTTTGTCTCATAATGATTGCGGCCTTTGCTGGCATACAGTTCGGCTGGCCGGGTGCTGATGGTGGTGATGCGGTAGCCAAGGCTTCTGACGTGTTCAAGCTGATTGCCACGACCGCGTTGGGTTTCCTGTTCGGTCGTAATTCCAAATAGCATTTTCAGGTATGCTTCGCCCCGTGTAGGATAAGAGGCGAAGCGTCCTCCTTTCTTGAACTAGCTGGATTCTTCAACCGCCCTGTTGGCGCTGCAACGCCGGCAGGGCAATATTTTTATCTAAGCGATTAACGCATACGTCTCCCCGGCTCGTAGAATCAAGGTATGGGTAAACATGGGACGAAGAAGACCACAGCGCAATCTGTCATAATGACAGTTCTGTCCGTTCTGTGCTATACGGCGGGCGCGTTCTGCGCGCTGTTCGTTTTTGTCGGCGCTTGGCCTATGCTCATCTTCACAGCGTTCTTCATCTTTATCGGCATGTTCGCATATAAACATCGCTTCGACAAGAGAGGAGGTGATCCAGCCGTCTCTCGCACTCCAGTTGACGGGTCCACGGTGCAAAGAAAATCGCCGGACACGATTCCCGCTCCAGCTGAGTCCCATGTTGCCGGAACAGTCGAATACCTCGTCTACAACTACAACGAGCCGGTTGTGGCGAATATTCCGCGAGACAGGATATTCACCGCTGAAATCATTCGACGCAGGATGAACGTTCCTTTCCATGGAAACAGGGATCTCGGCTATGTCCTCGGAGGCGGTAACGGCAACGGCTATGTGCTTTCCTACAACGGCGCACCGTTCGGCGTGATTCCGAATGACAGGCTCTGCGCCTATCTTGATGACGTCCACGCACGCACCATCAGCTGCGTCTGGCATGAATGGTACGAACCGACCATCAAATCGATCAAGGCTCTCGCACCCTCCACACGAAGAAGCCGTAGCGAACGGATCATAGCGTCCATGATTGGTGCCGGAAAATGGGACAGCGTGGACGATGTTGATTCCATTAAAGCCAGCGATTATAAACCGAACGCGATGGCGGACAGTCTGTTGTCCGGCAGGGGCTTCATTGACATCGAGGTGTCCCTGGACATGATTCCAACGCCTAAGGGCTCCTACGCCAAACCGCATGTCGGCATCTTCCACGACGGAGCGGCTCTGTTTGAGTTCGACGCGCGGAAGATGGTCTATGGAGAGCTGGTGCGCCACGCCGGTCAGAACGCACTGGCCCGAGTCGAAAAGAAACTGTCCAACGACGGGAACGGCAGCCCTTATTACTCCATCATGCTTGTGTTCCAATCAGACACCTCCTCTCAGGCGTGATTACTGCAAAGTCATGTAGGCATTGCTGATAATCGGTGATGGTTTGTATGGTCAGGTCGAGCTCCGAGGCTATGAGCCAAGGCGCTCCTCCGTATGTTTGTTCTGCTTGACGGTATTTTTGCGAATCTACTAGGAGCCGCGCTGCCTCCAATCTGGTACGTTGCTCGTGCATTCCGCATTGGTAGTCGGCGTGCAGCCAATGGACGAGTTCGTGTATGAGCACGCATTTTTTTGCGGTGTATGTAAGTCTTCTGTCTATGAGAATGACGCGGTTTGCTTCTGAGTAGCAACCCCACATATTGTCTAAGATGTCGCTTTCTACGGTGACATCTATTCCGCTCGAATAAATCGCCATGCGCATGGGGCCATAGTTCATGTGCGTGTCGAACGGAATAAGGCGTTTCATGCCGATGCTTCTCCATCGTGGTTCATGTAATAGTCCTTTCCCTCTGCTCCGTAAGCCGCAAGGCTGACATCGCTCTTGTGTGCCAGACGTTTTGTCTCCGCTATCCGCGATGCCGTTTGCGCTTTCTCGTAGGCGATGCGGGTCATGTCGGCGGCGTTTGCTCCGAGCGCTTTGCATAGATCTCCAAACACATCGATGGGAATTTGTCTTTGTCCTTTTAGATAGCGAAGAACGGTGACGGGACTCAGTCCGACTTCTTCTGCGATGTCATCGTTGGTTTTTCCCATGCGGGCTTTTTGGGCTCGAAGCTCTTCTGCGATGGCTTCGGCAAATTGATCTCCATATTCGGTCATGGATAAAGAATAACACATATCGGGGAGGAAATTAACCATATAGATTAAAAACTAACTTGACTAACTATCCAAATGGTGCTTACATTAACCATATGGTTAATCAAGAAAGCACCACAAAACAGGTGGCAAATAAAATCGCAGCCGCGCTGGAAGCCGCGAAGCGCTCCGTTAAGTGGCTTTCCGACCAATCAGGGACACCCTATGTGACCCTTCGTCGACAGCTCAGCGGGAAAGCCTCCATTTCCATCGGCCAGATTGCCGTTTATGCGGATTGTCTGTGTGTCGAACCGATGACAATGCTCCCTGACTCATTCACCGCGCTCGCTGGCAAGGAGGTGGCGTGATGAAGCTAAATCTATCTCGATATGAGGGTAGCTCCTTTGATGCTGCCGTTGATGTGTTGGATGCCGTGGTGGATGACGTCACTCGTCTGATTGAGGATTCTCCGGATGAGCGTCTGACGCCTGAACGGCTTGCGGGATATCGCTCGCAGGCGGTTCGGGAGTTTTACGCGGCTCATGGGATTCAATCTGGGCAGGAGAATATCCCAGATACTCCAGTATCGTCGCGGAATCGGCAAGAGCCCCTAACGCGAAACCGACAGCTGCAACGCAAGGGACCACACGCTTCTGCAAAAACTCCATCACTGTTCGCTGTGATTTCTCGTCTTTGGGGGTCGCGGCGATGATATTCAACGAAGTTTGCAATCGGGTGAACGCGATGTCCAGTTTGAAGTCGCCGGTCAGCTCATACTCATCCAATGCGGTGCCGACCTCGCGGACGAGACGGGCCACGTACTCCTTGAGGTCCTTCGGCAGCGTGACGGCCTTGAGCAAGCCGGGAACGTCGGCGACAAGCTCTCGGATACTGTCTCTTCTCTCCTGCGGATATTCGGCGGCCCTCGCATCCAGCAGACGTTCCGCGGTGCGTAGCGCCATGCGATCCTCGTTCGAGATGGGAACCTTCGAATCCATCATCTCCATGCTGCGCTGGTTCCGTTCCCAGGCAACTGAGATGTTGTACCAGATGTCGGCGAGACAACGGCAGGCG